TTTATTTCCCTTTAGTACAAATTTCTCGCCATCTATCTGAATATCTTTTACAACTTTTCCAGCCTCATTTTCCAGTTTGGTAACAAATCCATCCTTATTATATTTAATTGCTTCGTTTACTGATTCGTTTTTCTTCTTACCTTTTTCTTCGTATCCATTTGCAAATGCTGCTTTTCTTTGAGCATCTGATGAGAATCCTTCATTCTTAGCAAGTAAATCATCCACATCTTTATGAATATCTTTGTAGTTGTTAAACTTTTGTTTACGAATTGCACTGTAAAGAGCCATTGTATATTTTTGTGAATTGTTATGAGCTCTACTCTTAACTAAATCTGCAGCTCCATAAGCTTCTTTAGATTTACCCTTAGAAACTAATTCTAATTTATTTACTGCTGATTTGAATGCTTTGAAATCTTCGAATGCTTGTTCTTTCTGTCTATCGTGGATTACTTGAATGATGTATTCATGGGCTTTTTTATTATCACCTTTGAACTTATCTAATAGTGCTTGTGCATTCTTATCACCTTTTTTCAAGAAATTTTCAAAGTTACGAATTTGTACTTTTGCTAAACCTAGGGTATTGAAATAGTCTCTTTTATCAAAGATACCATATACTTTCTCAAATACCTTATCAGGTGACTTAAATCTTTCTTGAATTAACATTTTTTCCAACTTCCTCCAGCACCTTTATATTGTTTAGCTGCCCATCCATTAGCATATGCCGAAGGATAAACATCAAATTTCTTTTTAGCTTGTGATTTGTAGTAAGACCACTTAGATGCATCGGTTGGACAATTTTTTTCCATTAGGGTTTCAAATTTTTTACCGAACTCATACAAAGCAGTTTCTTGTTCGTTCAAATCTTTTTCTTCTTTTACAACTGAAACAATATTTCCGTTTTCAGTTCTCTTAGAAACAACTACTGCTTGTTCGTTTACTGATTCACTACATCCACATTCACCACCACAACCACATGGTTCAGATGATTCTTTGATACCTAATCTGTTTCTCATTTCATCTTCAGTAATCTCACCGAATTTATAGTATCTTGAAAGGATGTGTCCCATATCTTCATATAATCCACCCATTCTTTGGTCAAGTGCACGAGCCTCAAGAGCAACTTTATCGAATTGTTTACCCAACTTATCCAATTCACTCATGTTTCTTTTTACAGTATGTTTATCGAACCAATCTCCTGATTCTTTGATAGCAAGTGTTCTAGCGGCTTCTGTTATACCACCAAGGGTTTCAGCTACTTTAATAATATCTGATTTTCTATCCATTGATTCTTGATACTTGTTGTAAGTAGAAACAATTTCAAGAAAATGTTTTTTAACCTCTGTTGATAGAGGTCTTTCTTCGTTTTCTTTTAATAGTTGGGTTAGTTTCATTGTTCTCTCCTTAATATAATTTTTTTAATTCTTTATCACCATATACATCAGCGAAGTACCACTTCTTATCTTTCATATTGTATAAATATACAAATTCAGCTCCACCGTTTCTATCAACATTATCTACATACTTACGAAAATCTTTAAGATTACCTTTACTTGGTTTTTCTTTTCTATCGAAATATTCAATATCTTTATCATTGAAAATTCCTCGTGCTCCACCTCTTTTAATTAAAGTAAGAACATCTTTTTCGTTCTTCATGTGTTTTTTAATGCCTGGTTTCATATTAGATGGATATCCATCATAGTGAACATATGCTGATGCAATTTTACCACTTCTATCAATGATACCAACTTGTGAACGAGTTCCTTCGTTGATTATTGATTCTGGTACTAATCTACTTAATTTTGTAGATTCGTTTGTATCATCAATAATACTTTGTATTTTAAGTGCTAAATCTTTACTTCCATTCATTTTCAAATCAAATGCGATTGCATCTAATGCAGATACACCATCCCATCCAGCTTGGTTACTTGCCTCATGTGCAATTTCATCAGTACCTTCTGCTGAATCATATAATTCAGAAGAATATACACTTGTCTTTTGCCACTTTTCATATTCAGGTGAAGAGATATCTGGTTTGTTAGGGTCTTGATTTGGGTCTTTTGCCCATTCTGGTTTATCTTCTAATACTGAAATCAGTTTTCTTGCTTCAGAATGGAAGTTTGAATCAGTTAAAGCTTCAATTGCTGCTTTTTTCATTCTACTTTCGTATTCTTCTTTACCTAATTTTTGTGGAGTGATTCCTAAACTTTGTGCTTTCTTACGAACTGCTTTGTTTACTTCAGGATTACCTACTCTACCACCAGTTGAATCTTTTGGTCTACCATCATCTTTAGGTTCATCCTTTTTAGGTTCTTCTTTATCTTTGTTGAATATGTTTACTTTAGGTTTATCTGTTGGGTCTTTAACTGCACCATCCTTATCATCTTTTCTTTTTTCGTGAGTTCCAGCTTTGATTGCGGCATCTCTTGCATCTTTAGATTTGAATACAGAAGTTGTACCAGTTTCTTTACTTGTAGCAGTAAATACATCTGCTTCTTTGATAAGGTTACCTAGTTTAATCATTTTATTATCCCTTGTTTACTTCACCAACACCACCAATATTTTCTTGGCCAGTATTGTAAATTTTTGTTTTTGTTTGTGGAACTCCACCAATTACAATTGATTTGTTTTCAACTGGTTGAGTTTCTTTCTGTGGTGTTAAATCTCCTAGTGGCATAATGTTTCTCCTATTATAATTTTTTAATTTCTTTTGTATGTGTGTAAAGGTCTAACTTCCCATCATCATTAATTTTGACTTCATAGTTAGTTTTACGAATATCGTTATAACTTTTAGCAGGGTTAGAACCAATTTCTCGTTCAACCTCACCTAGTTTAATCTTATTTTTAGACATATAGTCTTGAATACTAAATCCCATAACCTTAATTTAATTCTGTTATAATTTCTCTCATCATGTTCTGTGCTTTACACCATTCATTACAAACTTCAGTTTGTTGAATAAGTTGTCTATTCACAGATTCATTCATTGGAGTCATAAATGCTCCATGAGTTGATGGGTTAGATACAAAATCCCAACCAATCAATTCAAAATCTTCACCAACTTGTACTTTACCACCTGATAAAGGTTCTACTGAACCCATACCTCTTGATGATATACCTAATAAAATACCAGCCTTAAGTAGTTCTTTTAAGATATTACCTGATGGAGTTGGTAAAATCTCAACTGTTCCTATCAAATCATCACCATCCCAATGAATCTCTCTCACATTATGACAAACATTCTTTAGGTTGATTACAGAAGAATCAGGATGGTCTAACTCACCTAATGCTCTTCTTTCTTTAATAAGAGTTTCGTACTTTTTAGCTTCTCTCATCAAAATTTCTTTTGGATATATTCTCCCATTTTGATTTTCCGCACCTGCTCTTTGTAAGATACCTTTAACGATAGTTCTTCCACTAGAATCTTCGTTAACTGCTCCTTCAAACAAGTTTGTTTCTATTAATAATTGGCTCATTATGCTCCCCACATTTTACGTTTCTTAAATAAATCAAAGAAAATTGCAGATACCTCTTGACGAATTAATTCACGAATAAGTTTTTCATCTTCATTCGTGATTTCTTCTGTGATTCTATCCAATTTTACATTTTGGATTTCTTCATTAATGATATCATATAATTCTCTTTTAGTCATTTATGATTTTCTTTTTAATATTTTATGAACATCCTTGATTCTTTCAATAGCATGTTCTAAATGGTCCATTGCTTCAAGAACACCATCTTCTTCTAATACTTCAAGTGCTTCAGAAAAATCAATTTTCACTACACTTGCAAGGGTTTTCAGCATTCTTTCTTCTTTTCTGAACTTACCTTCGTTTACCGATTCTACCTTATATTCCTTACCATCTACCTCAAATGAATCATCACCATCTTTTTTAGCTTTTGCAACAGCAGCTCCAAACGCATTACCTTCATTCTTTTTTTCTCCTCTACCCTTCCAAGTTTTTTCAATCTTGTTAAAGAATTCCTTTTTTTCTTCATCAGACATTGATGGAATAGATTTACCAGCTTTTTCTAAAGCCTTTTTGAAGAATTCTTGGTATTCACTTTCTTCAATCATAGTTTCTCTAACTATATTTTTTAAGTGTTCTCTTTTTATTTTCATTTTTCAATCTCCTGTATTGTCTTGGCTATATTGATAAGTTTCTCTTTTATACTATAAATATGTCTATTTGTTCTTTTCCAATAGTTATCAGAATCTAACTCATTCATAGTTTTTATTTTATTGTACCAATTGAAAAACTTTTCAGTTTCTCTTAGCTGGTATTTTAATTCTTTTAATCCCATTGCCATCTTCTTATGAGGATGCATTGTTTCATCGTTTTTTAATTCTAACCAACGATTAACTGGTCTTTTTACTTTTGCTTCATTTATCGATTCAAAAAATACAGTTTTACCATATCCATCAATGATTTGGACACCTGCTCTATGTTTTTTCTTAAATTGATTATATACTTTTATTGTTTTATCAACATCATTACCAACATCTTGGGAATGAGAAATATGTTTACTCATGTTTCCCTTCTGAACTACAACAGAATATGGGCCACCTTTTGAATTTTTCTTTATAGATTTTTTAATTTCTGAATCAGAGGCTTCATCCATTTTACCAACAATCTTATATCCGAATTGAGTTGCAATCTTTTTCTTTCTTTTCTTATCTTTTCTACCACCATCAGAAAAAGCACCAGGTACATTATAACCTGCCACATTAGCGGTAGTTGTTGCTTCATCTAATTCTTTTTCAATTTCTTGAATTAGTTCATCAATAAAATTATTAAGATTTTTTTCCATTGACATTTTTTATCTCCTTAATCAACTCATAAGACATCATTAAAGCTGAAACTTGGTCATCGTTAATTTTCTTACCGATTTTTTGTTTTTTCAAAACGTTAATAGTTTCACGCAATTTAATTTTTGTAATCTTATCATCCATATTCTTATACAAACTATGTAATTCAGTAATTGTACTTATAAGTTCTTTTTCAAAGTAAGTACCAAATTTAGATGTATTAGTTATGTTATTAATATACTCTCTTAATAAACCCTTTTGAGAGGCATCTAAGTTAGTATATTTCTTGTTAAATGTTTCTACAAGAATTTTATAAGTAAGTAATCTTAAATCTTTTTCTTGTTTTTTGTAATCTTCAACAAGCTTTTCCTCTTTTTTCTTAAGAGTTGGAGTTGAGTTGGAAATATGCTCAATGATAGTAATTTTAGAGTCAAAGACATCTTTTACTTGAAGAATATCGTTTTTCTTTCCTTCGAATAATTTATGTATAGAAGCCAAAATTTTGTAATTGGTAACTGGAGAAGATAAGAGGTTTCCAATTTCAAAAGTTTCTTTGATTGACTTTACAAGGTTGTATTTCTCTCTTTTCAGTTTTGAGTAATCAATTTTAGTATGTGCTTCTAATATAGCATCAATAAACTTTTCAGCTTTTGATTCTGTATTATATTTTTCGTTTATTAATAAATTAAACAGTCTAAGTTCTTTTGATAATTCAGTTTTTCCACCAAAGAATTCTCTTACGATTTCTTTTGCTTTCTCCTCACTACCATTTAAGACTTCGACTGTAATTTGACGAGTTAGTATTTCGAATAGAAAACCCGTATTCTTAAATTTTGAATGTCTTATTTTTTTCATTTTTACAATTTCCAATTACAAATATATAAAATTACTCTATTATAAATATAAATTTATAAAAGATTAATCATTTTTACTCACTGTCAAGTAAGTTAGATTCATCTAACATACCTTTGACTTCATGTAAATATTTACGTTTAGAGGCAATTCCATTAATCATTTTTATTGCCTTTTCTTCGGAAGTTCTACTTCTTTTTTTGGTTCTTTCCTTATCACCAAGAGGGTCTCTACCAAGTGGGTGTTTATCTTTTCCATAAGTTCCACCTTCCCTCGGTCTACCACCTTTATCTTTGATTTCCTGCTTAAGTTGTTCCAATGATTCTTCAATATCATCTGGTTCATCTTCCATCGCAGGGTCATTTCCTTCATCTTCAATAGAACGGAATCTGAATCTATCTTTCAAGTCATTAAGCATCTTGGTTCTTTCATCATTTTGTTCACCACCACTTAACTTAAAGATATTTTCATATACCCAGTCTTTAGATAACATATTTAATCCTTGAATATCTTGAGCCAATCTGATTTTTTCACTCCACAAGTTTACTTTTTCTTGTTCGTAAATTGTAGAAGGGTTGACCAGTTGTAATTCAAAGTTAACCATTTCTGAATCTTGAATCCCTTGAGCATATAAATGTACAATGGCAATTTTAGATAATTCTGAAATAAGTGTTCTTTGGATTCTCTCGATAGTTCTTGCAAATCTAACATCCTCAGCCGCTAATGTAGCTTTACCATTGATGTTTTCTTCGTATCCTAAATATGCTTTTGGAATCTTTAACGCCGCAAACATTTTATTTTTTAAGTAATCAATATCTTCAATAGTAGCGTATTCTAAACCTGCAAGGTTATCGATTTGTGTTCCACTATCTCCACCTCTAACTGGTAAGTAAAAATCTTCAGTTAGATTTTGCATATTGTACTTCAAGTTATAATCACCAGTATTTCTATCGATGAAAGGAACTTTCTTCATCTTGTTGATGATTCTCTGCATATAGTTATCCACTTCTGTTGGTGGGATATTACCAATATCAATTTTGAAAACTCTCTTTTCAGGTGCTCTCATGATTCTATGGATTAACATAGCATCTTCCATTAGAGATAATTGTTTCCACAATCTTCTACCATTCTCAATCATAGATTTACCATATGGTAACCAGTTAGTATCTGCTAACAACCTAAAGTGAGCAATTTCAAAGTTTTCATATTCTTCTTTTCCATTCGGGTCCTCAGTAATCTTAAACTTTACTGAATTTGGATTTGATGGGTCTGTTCTTTCTAATCTTTCTGTATTGTAAACTGAATGAGGTGTTGCATTTACAACACCCTTACCTTCTGCAACTTCTAAACCTAAGAAGAAGTCTCCATACTTTACCAAGTTTCTTGTCCAAGGCCAAAGATTAAATTCTACGTTTAATACATCGTAGAATAAGTTCTGTAATATTTCTTGTACTTTTTGATTTTCTGATTGAATAAGTAGTACATCACCGAATTCATTCTTTAATGTACATTCATCTGCGTATATATCTAGTGCTGATGCTAATATTGGGTCATTGTCCATTGCATCATAATCTCTAAATACCTCTCTACGAACTTGTTGGTATGCCATTGATTGAGCACCACCTGCTTGTTCAAAAAAGGATTTCTGTAATTTAGTATATCGGTCTCTTAATGATGATAAGTTTGTTTGTTGTCTTTCATCACCATCAAATACTTTTCTCTTTCCGTCCTTATCGATAGTAACTACCGCTTGAGAACGAAAGAGTTTTGTAAGTCTGCCGAAAAATGAAGTATCTGCCATTTTGTTCCTATTTTAATTTATAACCTTAATTTGTTTTTACCACGCTCTACATGACCAGTATCTAGCTTTGTGTCTTGGTCCTGGAGAATCACAGTTATGTCTAGCCCTAAAAGATTTTCTTCTTTCAGGATTAGATTTTTTAATTTTCATTGTTTTCTCTCCACCTTTACCTTTGTGACCAAAGTTTACTTTTACTACATTACCTTGGGGATTTTTAACATATACTTTGAATTTCTTAACATCACCTCTCATGGGTTTACCAAGTTTTACTTTTCTACCTTGGTATTCGGCTTCGTTAATATCAGATTTATACGATTCAATGAATTCACAGAATTCTTTTATATCGTGATAGTTTTCAACAAAGTACTCTTCACAGTACTTTTTATCTTCATTTAATAGTTTTTTCATTGAAATCATATTATTATCTCCTCAACTTATAAATATATAATTATTTAATTAACCAAGTCAAATCCTCATTATTATCCCCAACTCTCATTTTCCAAGGATTATCTTCAAGAGATGAGTTTCCACCGAATCCCATTCCTGCAACATCTAATTGATGAGCTCCAATTCCACCCAATGCTTGTTTAGTTAAATCAATTCCTTCTTGTCTTAACCTAAGTGCAGTATCTCTAACCCACAATGAAATTGCCAATGACATCGTTAAATCATCATTATATCCTCTCATTGCTTCTGCTCTATTACCATTCCATATAAATGTAAATAACTCATCAATAGTTCGTGTAGAACGAATGGTTACTGATTTTTCTCTAACATATTGTTCCAACTTTGATATAATCAAAGGTCGTGTTTTGGAAGTTGTACTAAATCCTGCAGTTAATCCTCTATCTTGTGCTCTATATCTATTAGTTAATTGATTCTCAACATCTACATACTTCAAATCTTTACTCATATAGAATAAGTTTCCATAACCCCTATCAATTATTTGTTGAATTACTGCCCATCCTATATTTGCATTCTCAACTACAAGTAGTGCTTGATTGTAATCAGTTGCAAGTGATACAAGGAAGTTTCCAAAATCTTTTGTATCTAATTTACCTTTATATTCTGCAACTTGTGATGATTCTTCTATATCAATAACATGACAAGCTGAATAATCCGCTGAATCTCCACGAGCAACATCCGCAACCACCATATATGATTTTGTATAGTTTGGATATTCCCACTTCCAAAGGTTTCCATCAAATCCTGTCTTTTCTACTGGTTCTTGTACAAATGATTCTTTGTAGAACATAAGCAATTGTGGGTCAATCACAGTATCACCAGAAGAAACAAAATCACAATCACATTCTTGTGCTGCTCCTTTTGGTCCTAATAGTATTTCTTGTTCATCTCTCCAACTTTGATTTCTTTCAGGATGAACACTCCAATGTAGTTTAATAAAATTAAATCCATTTGTTTCTTCTTCTGCACCTACCCAAGTTTTGTGAAAGAAATTTCCGACACCATTTGGAGTAGAAAGGATAATAGCATTACCACCAGTCGATAGTGTTGATTGTGCTGATACCCATATATCTTCAATCTTATCAATGAATGCCGCCTCATCAAATACTAAAAGGGATAGTGCTTCAGAACGACCAGCATCACCAGCAGCTGAAGTTGCTTTGATTTGTGAACCATTGGAATATCGTAGAGATAGTTTGTTATCCTCTACTGTTGTTTGTTTTAACCAACTTGGTAAGTATTGGTTCATTACTCGAACTTTTGTTACCAAGTTTTTTGCAACTTCTTGTTTAGTTGCAATTACAAGTACATTAAAATCTTGATTGAACAACATTTTCCATAATGCAAATCCTGCAGTTAAGGTTGAGATACCTGTTTGTCGAGATTTAAGGATGATGTTATAACGATGTTCTGCAAATTGGTCTAAAGTTTTTTCTTGAAATGGATATAAGTGAAAAGGAATCTTACCACGCACAGGATGTTGAATCATACAATACTTTTTCATAAAGTAGATTGGGTCCTGAGCACATTTTTGGTACTCAATTTTTATTATTTCCTTTAGACTCTGTTTAGCCATTTTATTTTTTTCCTATTTTCCAATAAAAGGATGTACCAATGAATGGTTTGTATTGTCCTGCTTGATTTGATAATCCTAAGTTAAGTCCATATATTTGTTGTTTCTTAGTTTTTACCAATCCATTCAAACTTAAGTTACCAAAACCATTTGTTTGGTCAACTCCTACTCCAAAACCATAATAGAACTCAGTTTTAGGTAATTCTTTTACAATTGTAGTATTGTAAACTGTTGGAATCTTGAAGAACCAATCAATTTCTCTTGATTCGATTCTGTTTTGTGAGATAACATCTGTAAGAATCCCAAATCCTAAATCTCCACTTGGTTTATTACCTACTGAATCGGTAACAACATCTGGAAAATCATATGTAAGGTTTAATGTATCTTTAACTGTTATCTTTGAAAAGTAATCTTTTATAATTGCAAGTGAATCTACATCAACTGGTATCTCCACCTCTTTAATTACTTCTTTTGTAATGTACTTTGGTACATATTTAGTTACTTTAACTTCTTTTTCTACATAAACAGTATCGGTTTTTTGTTCTAATAACTCAAAATCTTCACCATCTATGTTAATAATTTCTTTATCACCATAATCAGAATCACATCCTCTCATGAAAAAGATTATTGAAAGTAAAAGTAGAATTAATAATTCTTTCCACCTTTTTGCAATTAAATTAAATATAATGTTCATAGTTTTTTTCCTTAATTTTATCAAAGGCTACTCTTCTTTTTTCTTCTAACTCTTCGATTTCAGCTTTACCGTAATCAATTAGTTCTTGAATTTCGTTTTTCACCTCTTCGATGGGTTTTGGTAATTTCCAAGTTTCAGTAACTTTCCCATCTGAACCAATCATGTCGTATTCTTCCTTTAGTTCGGATATAGATTGATTATAACTTTCTAATTTGGCCTTTCCAAAAACAATCATTTTTGTCCAAACCTTATAATCTTGATATTCTTGCCAAATACCAGCCATTTTTATCTCATGTTCAATCTCAACCAAAGCATCTAAACAATAACCTGTTTTTTCAATTAGTTTTTTATCTTTAGCTGTATAGTTTTTATTTGGATATTTTTTACACTTAGATTTTTCTTCTAAATATTTTCTAATTTCTTGTATCTGTTCGTGGTTTTTACCAGTTTTTACTATAAAACCATCTTTTTTCTCATACTTGTGATGTTCATCTTCCCATTTATCACCAACTTTACGAGATATTTCTTTTTTATCATACCCAATGGTAGTATTCTTATCATACTCACCAGTTTGAATCATATCTACCAACTTTCTACGAGTTGGGTGCATATATTTTTTCTTAAATTCTTTACCCATTATTACACATTAGGTTATATTGTTGTATATAAATATATAAAAATAAAGAAACCGTAAATTTAGAAGAAAATACCTAGTATTTGATTTACGGATGCAAATGTACCTGTAAGTTTGAAGGTATTACCTTTATATAGGAATACAATACCCTCGTTTGGTACAATTTTCTTTTGCCCACCAATAGAATTTAATCTTCCTAATTCTAATTTTAACTTTTCTATCTTTTTAGGGTCACCTGATTTCTTAACATCTTTAATTGTTTTATCAATTCGTTTCTTTATATCACGAACTGCCTTATCAGGATTAACAGTAAGGGCAGATGAAGTGAATTCTAATACTTCTGCACCCAATCCTAAGAATATTTTCTCAAATTTCATCAAATTATCTTTTGATATCTTCTTATGATTATCTTTATCTGTTTTCTTAGCCCATTCTAATGTTTTTTCATCAGATATATTAGATTTATCTAATCTAAACTTCTTATCCATGAACGCCCATCTCTTAACTAACCCCATTTTGGTTTTATTATCAAGTGTTGATGGTGAGTTTTTATCAACCCATTGTTCCCACCATGATTGATGGTAGTTTGCAACACCATCTGTATCTTTTAATCCAAACTCTTTTTGTAGTTTAGATATTTGTGATGAGTATTTACTACGTTTTTTAGATAGGTTTTGTGATTTTGGTAGTTTTACAATAGGAGGACCTTGAATGGTGTAGTTATCTTGTACATCTTTGTTAACTTGTTTAATCATACCAGCTAATATTCTTGCTGCTTCACCGTTTTCACCAATTGCAACACCTTCATCGTTATATTCCATCGTGCCATGGAACACAAGTAACGCCTGGCCGTAAGGAATAACGTTTACTGATGTTGGATATATCACTTCAAGGTTCATAAAACACGCACCTTGTTTGAATATCTTATCTCTTTGTTTATCGTTAAGTGATTTGATTGCATTTGAGAGGTCTTTCATTGCATAATTGTATGCATCACTCAACCCACCTCTACCTTGGAACTTATCTGATACACCTTTGATATCTAAAGCGTTCTCACCTCTGTTTTTGAGGTGTCCTTTGTTCCTCGCTGCTACTAATCTACCATCTCTCCATGAAATTGCCAATGCTTGACCATCAGTTTTCTCTCTTGTGAACTCAAGTGTACCTTCGAGTGCACGATTTACGATATCTTTTAGTTGTCCAAAGGTTAAATTGATATCAGTATCAAATGGGTGAGACATATGTCCATATGCACCACCTTCAGTTATCACTTCTTTACCTTCTTTGATGAATTTCTGTTGTTTAGCAATCTTTAATACTTTTCTTTTTTCTGAATCTGATAATTTTTCATAATCCTTACCTCTAAATTCCTTATGAGAGATTACATCTAACATATCCATCACAGTTGTACGATTAGTAAGTTTGTTTTTACCTTGTGGGTGTGCATTAGGATTAGAATCTTCACCTAACCTTTGTAATCCTGCAGGTGGTGGAGTTAGTGGGTCATAACCAAAACACCTATTTCTATAATCTTGTTCTGATTCATTTGGTAATCTTTTACATTGTTCATCTAATCCACTTCTATCGTGTTTAGAGAATTTACCTAATTTATCAAAAGC